TCAAGAGCAGTTTTGAAGCCCATTTTTTTTCACTTTTCTTTTTTTGCCAGTCATTGGATCTACACCAGCGTAAATGTAAAACATGTATTTTGTTTCATTCTTTTTTGTCAAATAGCTTTTAATGCGTTTATCAATTTCTCGTTTAGCCATCTTTATCTTTCCTTTCGTACGTTTGTTCGGTTGTACAGCGGATTTCGAGATGGTAAAATAGGGTATAACAAATAGACCTACTTTACCGTAGCTCTTTGCACATTTGCGTTCTTGGTCGGGCAGCAAATGTGCTTTTTTATTTAAATAAGTCCCAAAAGCTAAATGTAGTTTTTTTATAAACTTTTTTGTATGCAGCTTTTTTTGGATCTTTAATCCATCCAGAGCCCTTTTTACCTTTCCAGTAGTTCTAGCACTGAGAGATTTTTTATACTTGGTTTTCTCATTCCTATTTTCATAAGAAGTCTTCATTAAATTACATTAAGGTACATAGAAGAAGTTACATAGTTCAAAAGTAATTTTTTTATATATTCTTCACAATCATAACCAATTCCATAATAATCCATGAATTTCATATAGTTGATTTGGTCTACAGATAAAGCAAATAAATTCATATAATCTTGCAACAGAACTTCGATCATGAACCTGTTTGCTTCATCTTCCATTTTTGAATGGAACACAGTTTTGCTGTAAAGAGATATCAATTCATTGTGGCTTAGTGCATGACGTGATTCATGTAGTAATACCTTTTTTTGTTCTAATTCACCTAAATTTTGATTAATGAAAATTGTCCTTAATTTAGGAAGGTAAAATCCTTCTGATTCAATATTGGTAATTTCTACATCAATTCCGTTTTCATTTAACAAATCTTCGATGTTACCCATACACTACAACCTCACTCGCTTTTTCTACCTTGTAAAAATATCCTTACCGCTTCTTTATCTTGATCGGTAAGTGGTTTTCCGTTCCAAGTCATTGCTCCGTCTAAAGCATCATCTAAATCTGTTGGTGGTAATTGAGAATCACCATCTTTCGAGTTATTGGTTATACCTAGCAGATAATCAACAGATACATTGAAATAATTAGCAATTTCAGTAAGCTTTTCAGCGGATGGTTGTTTTCCGCTTTTTAAACTGTAGAAATAGTTTTCGCTATAACCTAAATCAATTGTTACTTGTTTCATTGTTTTTGAATGTTTTTTTGCAAGAAATTTTATCCGTTCAAATACTGTCATACCAGCATTCTCCTTTTTTTTTACAAAAACCAATAAAAAAGTATAGTTTTTGTTGACTAAAACAACACTATAGTGTATATTGGTTTTGTAAGTTATTTGGATAGAAAAAAAGCAAACTAAAATCACACCTTATAGCATTAAGTTTGGCGACCGAGTGCGATAAAAAGGCTTGTTTTAGGCTTATTTAACTATGACTATATACTACACTATAGTATAGTTTACAGTCAACTAAAAATATACCTTTCTATCCGATTTTCTTTCTAAAATAAAAAGAAAGGAGTGTTTAGAGTGAGCAATATCGATAATGGACGGGAAGCTATCAAAGAATTTATGAAAGCAAATAATATTTCAGAATACGATTTGGCCACCGCGTATGGTAGATCAAGAACTTGGATTCAACGAGTTTTAAATGGAAAAGATAAAGGCCCAGCTGTTAACGCCTTTATTTTGGAAGTCATTCGAGATCATAAAATTCGATAGGAGGCAAGCTATGAATATTTTGAGCGAAGAGTTTCTGACTCGTTTAAGAATAGCAATTGTTGAAGTTGTGAAGGACGCACTTAGCCAGCTTTCAAAAAAGAATTTATCAGAAACACGATATTTGAAAAAAATCGAAGCTAGAAAATATGTGGGAGGTGTAAATGATCAAGGCTTTGAGAAGTTAGTAGCTCACGGTTTAAAAGAAATTCGTATAGATGGCTTTTTAAGGTATGACAAAAAAGACATCGATGAACTGATGGCTAAATACAAAATTTAAAAGGAGGACAACATGGGAAAGTTTAATCGAGTATTAGTGTTTAGCGCACCGCTAATGATCTACGCTTTAGGTCTTTGGGGAAGCAAACAAGCATTAATCGGTACGATTGTTTACATGGTATGGATCTTCATAGGTCTTGATGAAGCCGAGTATAGAAACAAAAAAAGACACGACCGCCGGCAAGCATAATCGTGTCCTGAAAAATACTAATCACAAGGAGAGTTTAGCATGTCTGGACCAGAAAAGAAAGCTGAGAACAGCATCAAGAAATATCTGGATAAACTAGGGGCCTACTACTTGAAAGTTCACGGATCCATGTATCAACCAGCTGGCACACCTGACATATTAGCTTGTGTCAATGGACGATTCATCGGCATAGAAGTGAAGCGCCCAGGTGGTGGAACGGTTAGTGCCCTTCAAAAAAGCAAACTAAACAAAATAGAAAATGCAGGAGGTGTGGCTATTGTCGCAAGAAGTGTGGAAGATGTATCCACAATGCTCAAACGCAGAAATGTTATATAAGTTTCAAAAGCAGTTAGTCAATAGCGCTGATCCTAATTTCTTGTATGCAGCAGATACAGGAACAGGAAAAACCATCATGGCTATTCATCATTATTTGAAACACAGCAACGGTGAGCCGATTTTATTAATAGCTCCACCACAAAAACTGAAAGAGGGCGGTTGGCGGAGAGACATTCAAGCCGTCTGTGACTTCTATAAAATCGAGATTCAATTTTCTGAAATGAGTTACGGGAAATTAGCTGACTTGTACAAAATGTATAAAGGTTGGTTTGTAATATTTGATGAAGCTCACTACATCAAAAATCCAACGTCTCAACGTGGAAAAGCTGCAGTAAAGTTGGCCAAACAATCAAGTCATTTTGTAATGTTGACGGCAACGCCGGCAAGTAATGGTTGGGAAGACACGTACAACTATTTCATTATGTTTGGCTATTTCAAATCAAAAAAAGAGATGAACGATCGCTATGCAAAATGGGGCACGATGTATCTAGGAAATCGGCGAATTCCAAAAATTGAAGGATGGATCAACGAGGATCAGTTACATGATAAATATCATTCGTTCACTGTATCTATTTCAAAAGATGAAGCTCTGGACTTGCCACCGTTGATTTTTAAAGATGTGAATTTTACGCGGTCATCTGATTATGACAAAGTGGTCAAGCAACGAGTGTTGGGTGCCGAAGAGTTTGACACACCTTCAAAACTTGCACACGGCTTGCGGTACTATGCGAATCAAAAGGATAAGTTAGACTACGCCGAAATGATCTGTGAAGGAACTGAGAACAATATAGTCATTTTTTACTACTATCAAAAAGAGATTGATGCTTTAAAGAAAAAAATCAAAAATAAACAATTCTTTGAAGTGAGCGGAAAGGACTCTCATTTGCCATCTAAGAGTTCTTGGAGCGAGTTGAAGAATAGTGTCACCTTTGTCCAATACATGGCTGGTAGTGCAGGAATTGAGCTACAGTACGCAAATATAGTCATTTTCTATACGCCCACCTATTCTTATCAAGATTACAGCCAAGCGTTAGGACGAGCTTATCGAAATGGTCAAACGAAGAAAGTAACAGTCTATCGTTTCATTACACAACGAACGATCGAGCAAGCTGTTTACGAGGCGTTAGAGAACAAGCAAGATTTTTCAGAAGAGCTTTATATGAGTACCAAATTACAAAAAAACACCACAGATTAATTTCTGAGGTGTGAAGGAAGAACTCCAGTAGATTTATATTTCTCATAATCTGTAGAACACATAGTTGCGCCACAACTGGGACAAACATAATCACCAGTTTTTGATCCATGACTTCGCTCAACAACAAAACTGTGAGAACAGTTTTCAACTTTAATTCTATTTGGATCCAAGTCTTTCTTTAAATTTTCATACATGTCCATAATATTCATCCTTTCTAAAAAGTACAAATTTATTATACCAGACTAAGGAGGCTATTAAATGTTCGGAATCGAAAAAGCAGATAAAAATGTTACAGAGAAACGCACGCAGTATGTTGGTGGATCAGATGTCCCAGTGATCTTAGGACTATCGAAATACAAAACACAATTTGAGTTGGCCAAAGAAAAAGCTGGAATCGTTCAACCTGATAAAAGCAGCAATCCTTATATCCAATTCGGTAACAAGATGGAACCACTTATCCGTGATTATATCAATACAATGAACAGTTTAAATTTTCATCCGGATACTTTTATTGATAAAGACGATCTGATTCGATCGAATGTTGACGGTATTGATTTAGAAAACAAAATTTTGCTAGAAATAAAAACACATGGAACCAACCCAACTGAAAAAGTATACGAGGCACAAATGCAATTGTATTTCCATCAAACCGGTTGTAATTACGGATGGTTGGCCATGTATCACCGCCCAAAAGATTTTGACCTGGAGTTTGATCGAGAAAATTTGGTTATCAAAGAAATTGAACGTGATCAAGGTTATATTGAAAAAATTCTAGATTCAATCGAGACTTTCTGGATCAGAGTAGAGTACTTGAAAGAGAAACCTGATATGACGGAACAAGAATACTATTCCATTGGAAATGATATTGATAAATTAGTTGCTCGTGTCGAACGCTTCGAACTTCAAATGCTTGAATTTGAAGAAAAGGCAAAGTTAATCAAAGCAAAGCAGAAAGACTTTCGCGAGCAGCTTTATCAGAAAATGGAAGAAAACGATATTAAAAAAATTGATACCGGTGATGTAGTTATTACCAGAGTTTTGCCTACAACTCGCAAATCAATAGATAGTACGAAGCTAAAAAAAGAAAAACCTGATATCTATGATCAATATTTGAAAGAATCACAAATCAATGGGTCTATTCGAATCAAAAGGGTGTGATGATAATGGATAAAAAAGAAGCTTGGAAAGAACTTCTTAGACTAACTTCGACTACAGCATGGATGTTTGATCCGGTAAAAGTGGATACAGTCCAAGCTTTAGCTAGAATTGCTAACGGTGAAATAAAATCTCGGCAAAAGAAGGGGCGCAAACGAGTCATCTGTGTTTATCATAATGGCAAACTTTTAACAGATGGTTATGCAAAAACGCTGTGTCAGAGCTTTGGAATAAGCAGAAAAGCTATTCACAAGCGAGCTCGTATGCAATATGTAGATTCTAAAGGAAGACTATTCAAGTACTTGGAGGGATCTACATGATTTTTCTATTCATTTTTGTAGTGATAACTATTTTTATACTCGTAATTTTATTCAGGGGGGAAAATAAATGATTCGACAATTACAAAAGACAACTAAATTTTACGCAACTACCCGTAAAGAAGCGGAAGAAGAAATCACCAAAATGCTTGAAGAAACAAAGGGCTCTATTTTGAAACAAAATATTGTAGCCAAACATCATAAAGATTTTGGCGACTATTACAAAGCCCAGGTAACAGAAGAATTTGCTCGTAGTAAAGAAATTGTTGAAGGAGGTTTCTTGGCATGAATCAATTTAAAGTTGGTCAAACAGTACAACTGATCAAAAAACTAGATGAGGGTCTGTCTGCCAAGATTGGAACTACTGGCAGAATTAAAGCGATAAACGATGATCAAGAGTACCCAATCGATGTGTATTGGTTTAAAAAAGAAGACATCGAAGCAGTACATCCCAGTGAAATCATTCTTGTAGAGGAGGGAAATTAAAAATGAGTATTCTACCACCAAACAAACCACAAACACCAAAAGACACACCACGCAACTTCTTTATTTGGGGTCCGACAATGGGAGGCAAGTCGTTTCTAGCTAGCCAATTTCCGAATCCTGTGGTATTTAACACAGACGGGAACGCAGAGGCTAATACAGTACCTTCGGTACAACTTAGAAATATCAAAGATACGAACGGTAAAATTAAACGATCAGTGATTGATCAACTGGATAAATTGATCACAGCGCTACAAACGGAAAAACACACTTATGAGACAGTCGTGTTGGATGTTATAGACGATATTGTCGTCATGATTGAGCAATATATTTGCGATCGTGAAGATGTCGAAACGCTTGGGGATATCCCGTATGGAAAAGGGTATGCAGCTTTTACGAATATTTTCCAATCACTGGTTATCGAATTAAAATCATTACCGATGAACGTAATCTACATTTCACGAAACGCTACAAAAATGGAAGGACAAACGGAAATCGATATTCCCTCGTTGAAAGAGAAACATCAAAACATTGTCAACGGAAACTGTGATTTATCCATTCAGTGCAAGAAAGTTGGAAAGAACTATATCCGTGTGGCCAAAGCTCGTCGTAAAGATTATATGCGTGATCAAGTCGATGATAAAACGATTTTGAAAATTCTCGATTCCATCACTGGTGTTTTTGGTAAATCACCTAAGACAACGAAAAAACAGCAAGACGAAATTGTCAAAGAGATTGAGAAAAAAGAAGATATTTTGACCAATCCAGAATTAGAAGTAAAACCCAGTGATAAGCCAGTACAGGAAACTACTGAAACTGCCAAAGCTAAACCAGAAGCAAGAAAAACAGCTCCGGTTAATCAAACGGCATCTAAGACTCAACCAGCCACAACTACACAAAAAGCACAGCGAATCAAACCAAAAATCTAATAAAAAAAATATATTGAAAAGAGGAATTTAACATGGGTTTAAAAGATTTAGCAAACGAAGTATTAGCAGGATTTGATCCAAAAACAGATGATCCAAATGCAGGCGGATTTGAAAGCTTGTCTGATGGTGAATACGATGTACAACTAGAAAAAGCAGAACACAAAGTATTTCAAAGCGGTTGGGAAGCATTGTCCTTCGCTATGGAAGTAACAGTCGGTGAAGCTGCAGGGCGTAAAGAATTTGTCAGTCTAGGCTTTGATGAAACTGCAGTGCCAAACTTTGTTTTACAAAAAAATATCAAGTTGGTCGGTAAACTAGCCAGTGTGATTGGATTGCAATTGTCAGATGATGATTGGGAGGATGAAGAAACACTAGCGCAAGCTTTCCAAGATGGTTTAGGTAGTCAATTTGTTTTGAAAATCACATCATCACCAAACAAGAAGGATCCGTCAAAGCCTTACAAAAATTATGATTTTATCCCTTATGATGATCAATCAGAGTTTTCTAATGTTGATGTTTCTGACATTTCTGATGAAGAGCTTCCCTACTAAGAAGGAGTGATAGCCAATGTTCACCTTTTACTGGTTATTCCAAAAAAATGATAGTTGGCTAGCCATATTTAAAACAGATGACAAAATAACCACTGCTACAGATAAAGAGAGTCTTGAACAGGCTCTCTCATCTGTTCATTATTTAGTCAGTTATGGCAATTACCAAACGAGTGATAAATTTTTGGCAAAGATTTTATCTGATGGAAAAAGTTCATTTCTTCAAAAATATTTGTCCATTGATTTAAGTCAAGAAGCCAGAAACTGTACGATTGAAGAAATTGGTTTTAATTTGCGAATGAAGATTAAAGCCAAAACACCAGAAGAATTTTGTTTACAGCGTATTGCAATTTGTGAAGCTATTTTTTCAGAACGTGAAGAATATTTGGAAACAAAGTTTGAAATTGTCAAAGAGTTTCAGCTAAAACCACGTTCGATCATGAAGACCAGGGCGAATTTAGCTGCTGATATACTTCGAGCTAAAAAAATGCCGAAACGTCCCAATATATTGCTATTTGAATTTGATCAATATGTTCCTTTTAATGAATTGCCAGAACGTCTAGTTCATTTTTATCAATCTATAAAAGATCAATATAAAAATACATTAGAAGAAAAATTGAAACAGGAAAAATTCAAAATGACATTGGCCAACTTGACCCATACGTTTGGCGTAGGTGGCGTACATGCAGCAAAAGAAAAATATCGAGGGGAAGGCTGCTTTTTATTGATTGATGTTAATCAGTTTTTCCCATCGATTATTCAAAATAATAAATTGTTGAGTTCGGGTATTAAAGAGCCAGAAACGTTCAATGAACTATACAACAAGAAAGTACAAACAGGTAAATTAGCTTATAAAATTTTGATTAATGCAATCAATGGATCCATGAATAATCCATACTCATCGATGTACGATCCACAAAAATTTTACTCGGTAACAGTCAATGGTCAATTGATTATTACTCATCTCATTCTAGTTTTAGAAAGTTTCTTTGAAGAGTTGATCCAAACAAACACTGATGGTATTTTGATTCGGATTAATCCAGTAAATGAAACGATTATCCGTGAGTTATTATCGTTGTGGTGTCAACAGTTACATTTGCAAGTAAGTATCACGAAAGTCAATAAGGTATGGCAAAAAGATGTCAATAATTACGTACTACAAAAAGAAGATGGTCAATTAGTTCGAAAAGGAATTTTCGCAAAGCCAACCTATTTATCAAACAGTACACCGGTAATTTATAACGGAATTTTTGAAGCAGTAGTAAATGAGGTAAAGCCACAAAATTTTATCATTGATCAATATAAAAAAGAATCTCTTACAGAATTCTTTTTTATTGGAAAGCTCCAGGGGGATTTTACAGGAATAGAACAACAAACAATCAATGGATATATCAAATTAAACAAAACAATATGTGGTATTGCAACGAATAACAAGAGATATGGAGCGGTTTTTCAGGTCAGAAATGATTTACATTCTAAACTACCAAATTCTCCAGCGTCTTTTTTAACCTACGAAAAGGCCACAAAAAAGGATATCGATACCAAGTGGTATATCGAACAAATTGAAAAAAATTGTTTTTAAAAGGGCAGGTGAAAAAATAGTGTGTTGAATTTTATCAAATTGAAGCCAGGTGAAAAAGTGCCTGATCAAAAAAGCTTAGAGGATTTTTATACCAACTTGGACAAACTGGATAATGCAGCCATTCTTTTAAATAAAGAAACGGTTGTAGTAGACTTCGATGAATATCCGGAAATTGGTCATAAGTTATTAGAAAAGTACCCAACGCTAGCTTTTGAGACTAAACGAGGTATTCACCTGTACTATAAAAGACCTGTTCAAATTAATGGCCATAAAGTTCTTTTGCGAAATTGGACCAAAAAACTAACCGTTTCTGGTGCACAAGTCGATTATAAAACAGGAAACAAATCGACTAGCACAATCAAACAAAATGGCAAAATTAGAAAAATGCATGGTAGTTTAGAAATGTTCGATGATTTACCAACACTGCCACTAGAACTGTTACCACTAAAACTCAAAACGACACTTGCTGGCATGAAAGAAGGTTCTCGAAATAGTTCGCTTTACTCGCATTTGATGGCTGTTCGTGAGATGTATGAGATTGATTACGGTACATTGACTAAAATTGCTGAATTCATCAATAGCGAAGTATATAAAGAGCCGTTACCAGCAAACGATATCCATTCATTGGTTAATTCAGTTAGTGAAAAAGAAATTCGGGAACAACTTTATTTGGATCCCAAAGATATGATCGTGACCAGTGAAGTATTGGCCAAAGAGCTAGAAATTAAATTTTTCAATGGAGCTATTTTTCATAAGGAGTCAAATTATTGGATCAATGATCGAAATAAATTGCTTCGTTTGATCGATAAACGTATCAAATTGTTACCATCAAAGTGGAAACAGTTGATTGATTTGTTCCCTGTAAAAGGGGAATTAATTGAAACCTACGATTTTCCAATTCAGTTTCGAAACAATTTTATGCTAGATGGCGGGGAAATTATTCCGATGGCCACAAAAGAGTTTACGCCATACTTTTTAGATGTTGACTACGATCCTGATGCTTATGATCAAACAGTAGATGATTTTTTGAATTTCTTAGTATCCGACAAAAAGGATTTACGATTGATTGTGGAAGAACTACTTGGCCATATTTTAATGACTACGGGCTTTCCACACAAAGTATTTTTCTTAGTTGGATCTAGTGGCGCCAATGGGAAATCAACGTTCTTGGAAATGCTCAACACCTTCATTGGTGATTTGGGATTAAACCTGGCATTAGAACAGTTCAATGATCAAACATCAGTGATGGAATTAGAGGGGAAATTGGTCAACGTCGGTGACGATATTGATGCAGGCTACATGGAAAAATCAATGAACTTCAAAACTTTGGCTTCTGGAAATACCATCATGGTCCGTCCAATTTATTCCAAGCCGTACAAACTAAAAAATAAAGCTACATTGATATTTACAGCAAATGAAATGCCAACTTTTAAAGACAAATCCGGAGGAATCGCACGTCGTGTTGTTGTCATTCCTTGTGATAACAAAGTGAAAAAAGCTGACCCAAAAATCGATGAGAAACTATCAACTGACAATGCTAAGTCCTATCTTTTAAATATTGCATTAAAAGCAATGGACCGCATCAATAATAACGGCGGCCGCCTTTCCGCTTCTGAAACAGTCGAGAAGGTCACAGAAGAGTATTTTGTGGAAAGTGATTCTCTTCTTGGGTTTATTCATCAAATTGGCATTGATGAAAACATGATTGCAAAAGGTGTCTATGAAGAATATCTGCAGTACTGTGAGGAAGCTGGCTCTAAGCCTTACTCACAGCCTAAGTTTACACAACGCTTGAAATCATTAGGTTATGAAAAAGCAAGACGCATGATGATGGGTAAAAGATATTTTTACTATAAAAAAGTTGATGGTAATGAAGAATAATTGCCACACTTTTCCAAATTTGCCACACTATTGCCATACTTTTTTCTAGAAAGTGTGCCACCTCCAAACCGTTGGTATTAAAGGGTTATTTACCCTATTGCCATACTTACCATACTTTTTTTTATTACTTAAAGAAAAAAAGAAGAATATATAATATTAATAATATATATATAAGGGTGGCAAAAAGTATGGCAAAGGTGGTAAATGACTTGTATCCGTTGGGAGAGTAAGGATACAAGGTGCCACACTTTAAAAATTAGGTGTGGCAAAGGTATGGCAATGCCACACTTTTGCCAAAAATAATTGAAAAAGAAGGTGATTCATCATTTATGAATGGGTAAATTCGATAATTGATATTGATGAAGAATTAGTCGAACTAAAGATTGATTTAAAAATCAACAAACGCGAGCTTTATCGTTGGTCAAATTATTCAGATGGTGATGATGGAGACCTTGCAAAACATCAAAAGTTTATGACCGCATTGCAAAAACAAGCACATTTAAAAGGAGTGATTGAAAGATTGAATGATCGAATTGAAAGATTGGAAAAAGAACGAGAAGAGATCATTGAATTAATTGATCAATTCAATGGATTGAACAATAGAATATTGAAGTTGAAATATGTCGAAGGGTTGACATTAGAGTCAATCGCCGAGGAAACAGGATATACGTATCAATATATTAAGAATAAGCATGCAGAGTTAATGCGGATCATTCGCTTTAATAAAAGATGAAGATATGTTACATATCTTCATCTTTTATAATATTCCTGTATTTATTGAGTATTTTGGAAAACTCTTCATCGGATATTTTTTTTGAATTGTTTACATCATTAATGCTGTTTAATGTTGTAGCGAAGTTACTTAGTTGGTGGTTTTTCTTATAATCTATATTTTTAGTATTATTTTTTTCAATAGAATATAGACGATCACTGATATTGGATAACTGACTGTCGAATTTAGAGAGGGCTTCTGAAATACTAATAGTGTCTTCGCCTATACTTGCTTTTTCTATTTTCATATCCCTAAAGTGCTTTAAAAATGGGGAGTATTCTGGATTATTAAGTGATGCTTCATATGTGCTAATTACTGCTGATTTTAGTTCCTCTTTAAAAAGCAACATTTTATTATGTCTTAAATCTGAGGGGTATTCAAGGTGTTTAATCATGTTTATATCAAACATATAATCTGTTTTATTGTCCTTAATGATAATAACTGGTTTATCAAAAGCTAATCGTAAGCCTAATTCCAACATAACATTACCATTCCTACCACTGATATCACAAATGATAATGGGATCTTTGTTGATATTATTTACAATGCTTTTGTGAATAATATCTATTTCTCCGTCTGAGTCGCTTACTAAACGTGTTTTAAAATTATATTTTTTTATTTCAGTTATAGCATTTATTAAAAAATCCTTTACGTCACTAAATTGATTTGGATCATAACCAGGCATAGGTGCTATTGGCATTATTAATCCACAAGTTAATTGAATAGTTTCTTCAAGATTCTGTTCCAATAATTTATCCTCCAAGATTTTTTCTTTAATTTTACCATATATTTAGTACATTACGTAAGGTACCATGATGTTACCGACATCTTGATTTATTCATGATATTCTATTAGTGTCAAAAAAATATGAAAGAGCCAAGATATCCCAACTGTTTTATTAATTGATATCTGTGGCTCTTTTCTATTGCTTTGATTGGACAGTAGCAAATACAAAAAATAAAAACATCTTCTTATTATCTTTCGACAGCTACTGTCTAGTACATAAAGGATCACTCATTCAGTGGTCTTTTTATTTTAAAAAAGAGAGGATTTTGAAAATGAATCATGAGAAGTTTATCGAAAAATGCAAGGCTATTGTGCGCGAAAGAATAGAAAATGAGATTGCTGACCCAAGCGGATCTGTGCCTGAGTTTAGTGTTTTTATAGTCTGGTCTTGCAAAACACTACAAAATAGCAAAGCATTAGTCAGCGCTAGTTTAAAAGGAGCACCGTATTTTGAAATTACGTTGAACGGGGACAAAGGTGAAATCTATGTAGATACTTATCTCAAAAAATCAAATGAATGTATCAAAGTCTAGCACACGCTAGGCTTTTTCTTTACATAAGGGAGGTAAGGTATCATGGCTCTTAGAGCTGATAAACAAGGCGCTCACCGTGTTGCATTCGACAAGAATAGAAAGAGGCTACTTAAGACTGAGAATGTTTGTGGGATTTGTGGAAAACCAATTAATAAGAAACTGAAAGCTCCTGATCCAATGAGTCCAGTTATTGATCATATTATTCCTATAAGCAAAGGCGGCCATCCTTCAGCGATTGAAAACTTACAGCTGGCGCATTGGACTTGTAACAGACAGAAGTCAGACAAACTATTCAATAATAAAAAAGAAGAACCAAAAGCAATCGGAAATAGGAACCTTCCTAAAAGCCTTGATTGGACTTTATACAGTGGTTAAAAGAAGTAGGTATAAAGATACTAAAAATAAATTTAAAAGCCGTGAGCGAAAGAATAAAGGGGGACATACCTCCCCCGCCGGTGGTTGCTTCGTACTTCACGCAGTCACTGTACATTTTTTCTCGCGCGAAATTGAAAGGAGTTGATTAAATGGAATTGCAAGGTATTGAATACTTGCGAAATAAGTTAAATGTCCACAAAAATCGTGTGGATACACGTTATAAGCAGTATGCCATGAAGTACAATGACAAGATGATCGGAATTACAATCCCGCCAGCCATTAGATCAAAATATCGATCGGTTTTAGGTTGGTGTTCAAAAGGCGTTGATGTCCTCGCTGATCGTCTAGTTTTTCGTGAATTTGCTAATGATGATTTTGAAGTAAATGAAATTTTTCAAGCCAATAATCCAGACGTTTTTTTCGATAGCGCAGTGCTTTCAGCTTTGATTGCATCTTGTGCTTTTGTTTATGTCTCAAAAGGTGAGGATGGCATGCCGCGTTTGCAAGTAATCGAAGCGAGCAATGCAACTGGCGTGATTGATCCGATTACTGGATTGCTGATAGAAGGGTATGCGGTACTCGAAAGAGATAAGTACAATAGCCCAACTATCGAGGCATATTTTGGTCCTGGATACACAGACTATTATTATGCTGATAGCAATATGGAAAATAATCGAATCGAACATAGTTTTCAGCATCCGTTACTGGTCCCGATTGTTCATCGACCTGATCCAGTTCGTCCATTTGGGCGTTCACGCATTACTCGTTCAGGAATGTATTATCAGCGCTATGCTAAACGAACGCTTGAACGTGCTGACGTGACCGCTGAATTTTATTCATTCCCACAAAAGTATGTACTTGGGAGAAGTCAGGATTCTGAACCGATGGACAGCTGGAAAGCCGCCGTATCAAGTATGCTAGATTTCACGAAAGATGAGGAGGGAGATAGTCCGACACTTGGACAATTCACTACATCAAGCATGACGCCTTTCACTGAACAATTAAAAACAGCAGCTGCTGGATTTGCTGGAGAAATGGGACTAACGATGGACGATCTAGGATTTGCATCAGATAACCCATCGAGCGTAGAAGCAATCAAAGCAAGTCATGAAAATTTGCGTCTTGCAGGACGAAAAGCGCAACGCTCTCTTGGATCTGGTTTATTGAATGTGGCGTATACAGCTGCATGTTTACGAGATGATTATCCATATTATCGTTACCAATTCAATCAAACTATACCTAAATGGGAACCGTTATTCGAAGCCGATGCAAGTGCTTTATCATTGATTGGTGACGGAGCTATTAAGTTAAATCAAGCAATGCCTGGATACGTTAATAGTGAAGTCATGCGGGACCTGACAGGTATTAAAGGAGCTGAAACAAATGGATAACGATATTGTGCCAGCTTTACTCGAAGAAATTCAAAATGAATTTGACAAGCGAACTTATAACAGTAAAAAATTAAAAAAAGCTTTCCTTTTGTTGCAGAATAAAAAAGCTACCTATTTGGATGCAAACAATTTTGCAATAGAAATAGGCGAAATTTTATCTGACGTGTTAAGAACCAAAATCACTGCCGAAGTTCTTCCTGATGGAAAAATGTACTTCAATATCGTTGATAGAATTTTAAATCCAACAATGAAAAAAAATTACGATTTGATTTCTAATTTTATCGTAGACGTACAAACAGAATTGAATCGTACTGCAAACCTAAGATTAAAAGGACAGATTCCAGAATTTAATCAAGATCGTATTGATGGGATAGTCAATCGAATATCAAGTGAAGAAGATTTTGAGTCAATCAAATGGCTTTTAGATGATCCGATTATAAATTTTAGCCAAAGTATTGTAGATGATGGAATCAAAGCCAATGCAGAATTTCATGCAAAAGCAGGTCTGCAGCCAAAAATTACACGTAGAGTTTCAGGGCATGCTTGTGAGTGGTGCAGTCGTTTGGCAGGAACTTACGGATACTATGAAGCGCCTAAAGAAGTCTATCAAAGACATGAAAGGTGTCGATGTACGGTTGATTATAATCCAGGTAATGGACGTAAACAGGATGTGTGGTCAAAAACTTGGAGAGACTCACAAAAAGAACAAAAAATTGCAAATCGTAAAATGTTGAATTTAAGAAAAAGTAAGCAATAATTTATCCCAGCGACAGGGTTATCATGCGTGATTGAGATTGAAGGGGGATATTTATGACTACTAAAGCACGACTTGGTAATCAGCATCCTACTCAATCGGTAATATTGCCATATGACAAATCTCTATATCAAGAAGCGATTGATTATTATCAGCGGACAGGCCGTAAATGCTACGAATGGCAAGTAAACATGCTAAAGGCGATCATGGCTGTTGATGATGATGGATTATGGGTTCATCAAAAATTTGGATTTTCTATACCTCGTCGGAATGGTAAAACGGAAATTGTTTACGATGTCGAAATATGGGCATTGGAAAATGGACTAAATGTTTTACACACGGCTCATCGAATCAGTACGTCTCACTCTTCATTTGAAAAACTAAAAAAATATCTTGAAGAATGTGGTTACATTGAAGGTACAGATTTCAATTCGATTAAAGCTAAAGGACAGGAACGGCTAGAGTTATATGAAACAGGCGGTGTGATCCAATTTCGGACCAGAACATCTAGCGGTGGTCTTGGTGAAGGTTTTGATTTTCTGGTTATTGACGAAGCCCAAGAATATACCACCGAACAAGAGTCAGCTTTGAAATATACTGTTACGGATAGCGATAACCCTTTAACAATCATGTGTGGAACACCGCCAACGCCGGTTTCTAGTGGGACAGTATTCACTAATTATCGTGAGAACACGTTATTTGGGAAATCAAAGTATTCAGGATGGGCGGAATGGTCGGTTGATGAAATCAAAGATATTCATGACGTAGAAGCCTGGTATAATTCCAATCCATCAATGGGTTACCATTTGAATGAACGAAAAATTGAAGCCGAACTCGGTGAAGATGAATTGGACCACAATGTTCAGCGTCTCGGATACTGGCCAAAATACAACCAGAAATCAGCAATATCAGAAGCCGACTGGCAAGCACTAAAAGTGAATGCTTTGCCTGTGTTGAAAGGTTCATTATATGTTGGCATTAAATACGGAAACGATGGGGCAAATGTCGCGATGAGTATTGCTGTTCGAACTTTGTCCGGAAAAATATTCGTTGAAGCCATCGACTGTCAATCAGTCAGAAATGGAAATCAATGGATCATCAATTTTCTTAAAAAAGCCAATGTAGAAAAAGTGGTGATCGATGGAGCAGGTAGTCAAAATATCCTTGCTGAAGAAATGAAAGATTTTAAACTGAAAGAGCCCATTTTACCAAAAGTGTCAGAAATCATCACTGCCAATTCACTTTGGGAGCAAGGAATTTTTCAAAAAGGAATCTGCCACTGTGATCAACCATCGCTGACACAAGTCGTTACGAACAGTGAGAAAAGAAATATTGGTTCAAACGGTGGATTTGGTTATAAATCGCAATTTGAAGATATGGACATCAGTCTTATGGATAGTGCGCTTTTAGCACATTGGGTTTGTAGTATCAACAAGCCCAAGAAAAAACAACAAATCAGGTATTAAACGATTACCAGTTTTGATAGTCGTTTTTTTAATACACAAAATTACCGAACTGCCGGGCAAGCAGGAGAAAGGATTTTTATCATGACATTTAAAACAATTGAAACACAAGAGGAACTTGACCGAATTATCCAGGAGCGATTGAATCGTGAAAAAGAGAAATTTTCAGATTACGATGCAATCAAGACACGCAATGCGGAATTAGAAAATGAAGTCGGTACTTTGAAATCAACCATCGAAGAAACAAATGCTGCTACAAAGTCTCATGAGCAAACAGTGGCTGATCTTAATAAAAAAATTGCTGAATATGAAACAGCGAGCTTGCGAACTAGAATCGCATTGCAGAATGGATTGCCCATTGATTTAGCAGATCGCTTGGTTGGAGATGACGAAGAAAGTATCAAAGCTGATGCAGAACGTTTGGCTGGATTTGTCGGCAAAAAGCAACAAACACCGCCACCGCTGAAAAATCAAGAGCCACCTTTGGAAGAAGGAAAAGACGCATCATACAAAAACTTAATTGAAAATCTTAATTTAGAAGGAGAATAATATTATGGCAACTTTATCAAAAGGAAGTTTATTTGATCCAGAATTAGTATCAGACTTAATCAATAAAGTAAAAGGAAAGAGCTCGTTAGTTACGCTTTCTCAACAAAAACCAATCCCATTTAATGGTCAAAAAGAATTCACTTTTACGATGGATTCTGAAATTGATATCGTGGCAGAAAATGGACAAAAAAGCCATGGTGGTGTTTCGCTTGCACCAGTAACTATTGTTCCAATCAAAGTTGAATATGGCGCTCGTATTTCTGATGAATTTATTTATGCTTCAGAAGAAGAACAAATTGATATTGTCAAAGCATTCAATGATGGGTATGCTCGCAAGCTTGCACGCGGGCTGGATTTAATGGCATTTCATGGAATTAACCCTCGTTCCGGTACGGCATCAGCTATTATTGGCGACAATCATTTTGATAGCAAAGTAACTCAAACGGTTGATTTTAATGCTGCGGATCCAGATGCAAATATTGAGGCTGCTGCTTCGTTAATTCAAGGTGCAGAAGGTGTAATTTCTGGTATGGCAATGGACCCACAATTTTCTTCTGCTTTAGCGGCCTATAAAGTGAATGGTGTCAAACAATTTTCGGAATTAGCATGGGGAGCAAACCCAGGAACTGTTCGTGGGATCCCTACTGATATCAATCGAACTGTATCAAATGGCAAAGATGATTTAGTAGTAATTGGTGACTTTGCTTCAATGTTCCAATGGGGGTATGCAAAAGAAATTCCATTAGAAGTTATCAAATATGGCGATCCTGACGGTAGTGGAAAAGACTTGAAAAATTATAACCAAGTATACTTACGTTCTGAAACTTATTTAGGTTGGGGGATTATGGATGGCAATAGCTTTGCTCGTGTTATTAAACCAGCCGAAAGTGGAGGCGGAGAATAATGGAATATAAGAATACGAAAACAGGGGTTACATTCAGTAGCCCTTGTGTAATTTCTGGTGGCGATTGGGTTCTTGTTGAAGATAACAAAAAGACAGAACAGTCTAAAAGAGAAATGGAAAAGCTAGAAAAGCAAGATCCACCAGAAGACAAAGTGAGAGAAGTTGCTGAAAAGCAAGTCGAAGAAGACAAAACCGGCGATCCAGCTTTTGACTCAATCACTGTTCCTCAAATCAAGCAAGAACTAGATGCTTTTGGTATCAAGTACAGTGCCACTGCTAAGAAACAAGAGTTGTATGACTTAATGATGTCGCAAGGGAAGTGATTAAATGCAGCCTTTTGCAACGATTGAGGATTTAGAAAATCTATGGCGTAAATTAAAGCCTGATGAAACCGAACGTGCTAAGCAACTACTTATTATTGTTTCTGATTCGTTACGTGAAGAAGCCGGACGAGTGGGTAAAGACTTAGATAAGATGATCAATGAAAAGCCACCTTATTTCACAAATGTAGTGAAGTCAGTGACGGTTGATATCGTTGCGCGAACACTTATGACGTCAACTGATCAGGAGCCAATGACTCAAACAACAGAAAGTGCATTGGGCTATTCCTGGTCAGGATCATACCTGGTTCCTGGTGGTGGTTTGTTTATCAAGAATACCGAATTAAGCCGTTTAGGTTTACGTCGCCAGCGATATGGGGTGATTGATTTCTATGGCCAAGATTAAAGGAATTACCGTTATTCTTGTCGATAAAATCCAAACAGGAAAAGATCCATTCGGAAATCCTATTTTTGAAGATAAAGAAATCGAAATTGAAAATGTTCTGATAAGCCCTACATCGTCTGATGATATTGTGAACCAATTAACGCTGACCGGTAAAAAAGCCGTATATACGTTGGCTATTCCTAAAAGTGATACACACGATTGGGAAGATAAGGAGGTCAAATTCTTTAGCCAACGATGGCGTGTATTTGGGATTCCTCTCGAAGGGATTGAAGAACTCATTCCACTTGATTGGAATAAGAAAGTGATGGTGGAGCGTTATGGCTAAAAATAAATTCAAGCTCAATTATTCCGGAGTCGGTCAATTATTGAAATCGGCTGAAATGCAAGGTGTATTGACTGAAAAGGCAACAGCCATTAAGAATCGCGCGGGAGAAGGATATGCACAAGATATCTATGTCGGGAAAACTCGTGCAAATGCGATGGTCTATGCTGACTCCTATAAAGCCAAAAGAGACAATATGAAAAATAATACCTTATTGAAGGCGGTGCGTTAAATGATTGAGATCATTATTAAGCAATATCTCGATAGTCATTTATCTGTACCGTCTTTTTTAGAACAAACAGTGAAGATGCCAGATAGTTATATTTTGTTTGAAAAAACAGGAAGCTCAAAACGTAATTATCTTTCATCGTCCACCTTTGCTTTTCAAAGTTATGCGGGATCGATGTACGATGCTGCGAAACTAAATGAAGAACTGAAAGAAGTAGTTGAAAATATGATCGAACTTGATGAGATTAGCAATGTTCAATTAAACAGTGACTACAATTTTACAGATACGACAACTAAAGAATATCGATATCAAGCAGTATTTGATATCAACCATTATTAGGAGGGAATCAGATGTCAAAAACAGAAAATGTATCAACAGCAAAACCAAAGATTGGCGGCGCAATTTATTCGGCACCACTAGGGACAACTTTGCCGACTGATGCAGTAACCGAATTAGATGATGCTTTTAAAAGTTTGGGTTATATCTCAGAAGATGGATTAACAAACAACAATACACCCGAAACAGACACAATCAAAGCTTGGGGCGGCGATACAGTTGACGTTGTGCAAAGTGAAAAAGCTGATACTTTTGGTTATACGTTGATTGAAGCGTTAAATGTAGAAGTATTGAAAGAAGTATATGGCCCGAATAATGTATCTGGTAGTCTAGATACAATGATCACGATTAAAGCCAACGCTACGTTATTAGAAGCGCATTGCTTAGTTGTAGATATGGTGTTGAAAGCGGGTGTTTTGAAACGTATTGTTATCCCAAATGCGACAGTTTCAGAAATTGGCGAAATCAGTTATGCCGATGAGGACGCAATTGGATATGAAACTACTTTAACCGCTATGCCAGATGAAAATGGAGATACTCATAAAGAATACATCCAAAAACCTAAATCAACACCTGCGCCCTAAAGCTCCCGGAGGCGTCCAAGGTACACTAAATGAAGATGGATCAATTAGTATGTCTTGGAATGCTGTGGATGGGGCACAGGCTTATGTGATTCATTATGGCAATGCGAATGAATCTGATCCACATGAAGCGACGTTTATGGGGTATTCAGAAACTACTTCCTGGACGTTAGCATCCAAGGATGTTCCATCATTGGTTTCTACAGATAAAATTTATCTGTATGTTCAAACATTCAATAAAAAAGGTACAGGGGCAAATGATACCGAAAAGGCAGCATATCTAAACGAACATGCTTTGGGATCTGCATGGTCTGATGAAGTGATATTGACAAAGAATCCCTGAAATGCCCCAAAACCTGACATTCAAGTATGACGCAGATAAAAAACAAATCACTGTGTCGGCTGATTGTCCGGCAGGGGCGACTTCAGCAAAAGCATACAAAGATCATGTCGATTCTGGTGCAGCTTATATTGTTGACGGAAAGGTCACAAAGACTTTTAGTAACGTTGAGGATGGCGTAACACATATTTATGGTTTGAGCGCCATATATGGTGATGTAGAGTCAGAAACCACAGAAAAAGAGTATACGGCTATTATCGAAGCTAAAATCTTAACTGTGGATGAATATGTTCCTGGAACAAGTACATGGGTTACTGGTACTTATCAAGGGACATTAGCAAAAAAAGTTGGCATATACGTCAATGGTGAAAAGATTTATGCTGTACCAATGGCCCAAGAAGAGAGACCAAAATTTAAATATTACAGAAAAGGAATACTAGTAACCGATACTGTAAAAGTTTGGCTAGCAACTGCAGACGATAAAGAACTAGATCAAGCAGATGTGCCAATTAAACAAGAAGAAAAATTGGAGGAATAACAATGATTATTACAGGTAAAACAAAATCTGGTTTTAGTTATCAAATTCAAAAAGAACAAGTTGAAAATTATGAATTTATCGAAGCGGTTGGAGAAGTAGATGAAAACCCAACAAAGTTACCTAAAGTTTTACAAATGTTGTTTGGTAAGAAACAGACAGAAAAATTAAAAGAACATTTGCGTACAGAAGATGGATTCGTCCCTACACAAAAAATGATTGAAGAATTTTCAGAAGTACTAAATAACCCTAAATTAAAAAACTAGTTATCCTTGCCAGAATGATTAAAATCGATGAAGAAGCTTTGATTTGTGACTTAGCAGAGACTTATCAAATTTATGAATACAAACAGCTACCAGTGTGCATGGTGGCTGTTTTTTCTTGTGGTTTAAAAGAGGATTCTAGAATCAAGTTGAAAATGAGTAATCAACTAGTTTCTTTTGAAACCATGCTGTTAGCGGGTATCTATGATCGATTGAGCCTATTGCTCTGGAGTAAAACAAAAGATGCAGAGAAGGGCAAAAATATGCCGAAAGCAGTTTCTGATGAATTGAATCTCATCCCTAGAAAAACAAAACAAGCTGATACATCTTTATTCAATTCTAGCGAGGATTTTGAACAAAGGAGAAAAGAATTAATTAAACAGATTGAATATGGAGGTGAAGGGAAATGGCAACAGAACTAGGGCAAGCATATGTACAAATTATTCCATCAGCCAAAGGAATTAGCGGAGCAATTAAAAGCCAACTTGATCCAGAAGCATCATCAGCTGGTATAAGTGCTGGGAATACACTAGGAAGTAAGTTTGTATCCATTGTGAAAGGTGTCATTGCCACTGCGGCTATCGGTAAAGCTTTTTCTATGTCTCTTACCGAAGGCGCTGATCTTCAACAATCCCTTGGAGGGGTGGAAACCTTATTCAAAGGAAGTGCAGATAAAGTAAAGAAGTACGCTGACGAAGCTTATAAAACAGCTGGTTTATCTGCAAATGCCTATATGGAAAATGTGACTAGTTTTAGTGCTAGTCTATTGCAATCAGTTGGTGGAGATACTGAAAAAGCCGCTGATGTCGCAAATATGGCCATGATAGATATGTCCGACAATGCTAATAAAATGGGATCTAATATGGGCGATATTCAAAATGCCTATCAAGGTTTTGCAAAACAAAACTACACTATGTTGGATAACTTGAAATTAGGTTACGGCGGTACTAAAGAAGAGATGCAACGCCTGCTATCTGATGCGGAAAAACTAACAGGTGTGAAGTATGACATCAATAATTTAAGCGATGTCTATAATGCAATTCATGCTATTCAAGGAAAGCTTGATATTACAGGAACTACTGCAAAAGAAGCAGCATCTACATTTAGCGGCTCTTTCGAATCAATGAAAGCTTCACTTTCTAATGTCTTAGGTAAAATGGCGCTTGGTCAAGATATAAAACCAGCACTAAATCAATTAGCAGAAACAACTTCAACGTTTCTCTTTGGAAACTTTATTCCGATGGTAGGTAATATTTTGAAAGCTTTGCCCGGTGCAATCGTCACATTTGTCAAAGCAGCAATTCCACAAGTGAAGGCGGCATTTGGTGAACTTTTATCTTCAATTAGTGATAATTTTCCTATTCTTGGAGAATTATTTGAATTTATTAGCAAGAATGCTCAAGCATTCAAACTATTTGCTTCAGTAATTTTGGGAGCCATCGCAGGATTTATGTCTTTTAAAGCAGTAATAGGTATTTTTAATTCTGTAAAAACAGCCATAACGGGTGTGAAGACAGCATTTACTGCTATGAAAATTGCGTTACTTGCTAATCCATTTGGATTGGTTTTAGCAGCAGTTGGGGCTCTAGCAGCAGGTTTGATATATCTATATAAAACCAATGAAAATGTCCGAAATAGCATAAATAATTTAATTGTCAAAGCAAAAGAAATGGTTAGCAACTTTGTTAAATCACAATCAATATCAAAACTTTTTGCAGATGGACTGAAACTTATTTCAAGCATTGGAGATAAAGTTGCTTCTATTATCGGAAATATCGGGAAAAACGCTACAAATTCAGCAAGTTCTATAGATTGGTTTGGTCTAGCGTTTAAAACAATTAAAGCTGTTATTTTAGCTCTGTTAGGCCCAATTGGATTGGTGATAAAAGCCTTTGAATTAGTTGCTAAAACTTTAGGTGGCGGTGATATTGGAAAAGGGATAGACACCATCATGGATTCTTTTTCTGGTTTAGCTGACGGTATCAAAACATATGGTCCGCAACTTGGTTCGAATTTTGGTACAGCTTTAGAGGGCATTTTAACAGCCATAGGTGCAGCTTTGCCGGGTATTATTTCTGGTGGATTGGCGGTAATTGGTGGATTTGTCACAGGAATTGCGCAAGGTCTACCACAGCTTTCATTAGCCGTAGCTCAATTGATAGGGGCTTTCACTAGCTCACTATTATTATTAATACCAACAATTGTCCAATCTGCTACCTCAATTATTACAGCATTTTTAGGAGCATTGACGATAGCTCTTCCTCAAATTGTGGTTGCAGGAGATAGTCTGATTAATGCTTTGCTACAAGGGATCACACAGCAATTGCCGATGATCGTCGGTAATGTGGCAGTTCTAATCACCACATGGTTAACTTCCTTAAACGCGTATTTACCAATGATATTACAAGCAGGATTTAATTTGCTGAGTACTTTTCTACAGGGTATCGCAGATAATATAGGTCAAATCACGCAACAGGCATTAAATATCATTTTAAATTTTGCACAAGTGATCGCACAAAATATGCCGACAATTGTGAATACAGCCGTTAATTTAATGGTGAATTTTACGAATACGTTAGCTTCTAGAATGCCAGATATCATCAGTGCTGCCGCTACACTGATTGTGAGTTTTGTTAACGGAATCGCAAATAATTTAGGTCAGATCATTAACGCTGCTGTTAATTTAATCGTGAAATTTTTGGAAGGAATTGCCAATAGAATTCCAGATATTGTGAATGCAGCGATGGATTTAGTTGATGCAATGGTACGTGGAGTTGTGCAAGCACAAGGAAGATTGATGGATGCTGCTATTGCTATGATCAATGGATTTGCAGACAATATCCGAAATAGGCAAGATGATATTCGGAATGCAGCATTAAACCTACTTGACGCAATAATTGGGGTATTTGTCCCGGATTCTTTGATGCAGGCTGGTAGTGCTATTATTGATGGTTTCTTGGATGGCTTGAAATCTGGTTTTGAAAGTGTGAAGAATTTCGTTGGCGGAATAGCTGAATGGATTAAAGAGCATAAAGGTCCTATTAGTTATGATAAGAAATTATTGATTCCTGCCGGGAATGCCATTATGGATGGCTTAAATGAAGGATTGACTAGTCAATTTGCAAATGTTAAAAAGAAAGTCATATCAATGGCGGACGAAATACAAGACATTATTTCAAATGGGGTAGATGCAAGTTTACTCACAGCTGATTCTTGGAATCCACAATTGAGCAATGCAACAGCGATAGTCAGTGCTCAAAATGTTGCTACGAAGAAAATGGCTAGTGAAACATCGCCTCAAACAGAAACATCTATTTATAATCGAGGACTTTTTGAAGGAGCTATTTTCAACGTGCGAGAAGAATCTGATATTGAAAAAATTGCTGAAGAACTATTCAAATTGCAGCAAAAGAAAAATATCAGCAAAGGGATTCGAGGTGTTTTTGCATGACAATCAACAATAAAAAACTTCCTAAAAGAGCCATGAATATTAATGGCTCTTTTTTGGAAGACTTGATTCCAGGTTATCAGACCTTAGATGTTGAAGGACGAGAACTTTTTGAAACGACCAATGAATATGCACAACTAGGTATTCGTGATGGCGAACGTCATATTTATAATCGTATTCCTTCAAGAAAACTAGTGATTAAGTACTATTTGAAAGCAGAAGATCCATCTTCGTTCAGAGATAAGTTCAATAAATTAAACGTTGCATTGTTTACTGAAAATGAGGTTTCTATATGGTTCAATGATGAACCCGAAATGATTTTCAAAGGGACCAAAGCAAGTATTGATGAAGTTAATTCTGCTTATTATTGGGCGACTGGTAGTTTTACCATTATATGTGGTGATCCTTACAAATATACGAAGTCAGATGCTACAAGTGTAACGTGGGGATCAAAAACAATTACTTTTCAATCAAATTATTTATTAGGAAATACCGGATCGGGTGCTGTCTTGATGCCAATTGTTTTTGAAGGTGGTGCTTACTGGGGATCTGATATTATCACATGGCAGCACCAGGGCTATCTGATGGGGGATGATGGGAAGGATGTTCAACCTTACGAGATCTATCCTACAGTGGAGGGGTTGAAAGTTAAACCAACCATTGTAGTGGAAGGTATGGGAAGAGGAATTCAAATTAGAACGCGTAAAGATACTATTGATTTGGGAGATTTTGATAATTCAATTATCGAAGTTGACACACAGACTTTTAATATAGTAAAAGATGGAAAACCAATGATTCGGCCGATGAATGACTTCTATATTTATCCCAATGAACCATTATATGTTTCTGGAAAAGATGGAGATTTCGAGTTGACTATCAAATATTCAAACCGTTACTTATAGGAGGCTGATTACTTGTTAATGACAATGAATCTTAGTCGTGAGTATACAGCAATCTTAGAGAATGCTCATGATGTGAGTTATGAAAAAATAGAAAATGAGATTGGATCAATTGAATTTACAATGCCGCTTTATGACACAAAAAATTCTATGATACAAGCATTGCAGTATGTAGAATTAACAGACAATGAAAATGAATACATTGGTTTATATCGTATTATGCCATCAAATATCCAAAAAGATCCAACTAATTATTCTATCAAATATACTGCAATGCATGTCATAGGGACGCTACTTGATAGTGTCCTTTTTGGTTACCATGAGTTAGTCAACAGAACAACTACTGATGTGATTAACTATGTACTGAATCAGCAGAAAACAAAACATTGGATTCTAAAAAAATGTGAGTTCACTCGTTATTTCAGCTATGCATGGGAAAATGAAAACGGATTGGCTGATGCATTGTTTTCTATACCAAAGGCCTTTGATGAGGACTATATGTGGTCATGGAACACACAAGTTTATCCATTTGAGTTATCTCTTGTAAAGCCATCAACAGATCCTGTTTGTCGCATACAAGAAGGCTACAATATGGAAGGTTTTGAAATTGAGACCGATCCGAACAATTTAGTCAATCGAGTATATCCACTAGGTGCCGGAGAAGGAGTCAATCAATTAAACATCAAATCAGTCAATAATAATGTTCCTTACGTTGAAGATGCTGAATCAATCAAAAAATACGGGTTGATTGAGTACGTTTGGGTAGATCAGCGTTTTACGATTGCTCAAGCATTGAAAGACAATGCGATTAGCATGCTAAAAAAATGGTCCATTCCCAAAGTATCATGGAAAGTTTCTGCTGCTGATTTAATTAAATTGACAGATACACCTTTAGAAATCGATAAATTACGACAAGGCACAGTCGTAATGATCAATACAAATGAATATGGATCATTTAATTTGAGAATAAAAAAAGAAAGTAAATCGGATGTTTTTGGTGCTCCCCAATCTATCCAATTGGAACTAGGAAATTTGAAAGATGATATCAACACCACCATGTCCGATCTTAGTCGTAGGCAGCAAATAAATGAAACCTACAGTCAAGGAGCAACGAATATTTTGAACTATTCATATCAGGACAATTGCGAATCTTCTTATCCTGCAGAGATTGAGTTCTATCTAGATGATGATGTTTTTCATGTGAATACTGTCGAATTAACTTTCAAAACAAAACGTTACCGAGGTTATACAAAAGCGGTAAAAGGCGGCGGCGCTAAAACGATAACTAGCGAAGCGGGTGGACAATCGACACAAACAAGTTCGGCAGGTGGTGGTAGTCGCCAAACAAGTAGTTCAGGTGGAGGTTCAGTTCAATCTACTACAGCAGGTGGTGGCGGAGTAACTACTTCTGGTTCTGGTGGTGGTTCTTATCAAGGTTCTTCAACAAGTGTAGGTGGCGGGTCGACTCAAACATCTAGTGCTAATGGTACACACAGGCACATGATGTTTGAATCTGTAAATGGCTCGGGACCTATTCAAACGACAAGATATAAAGCTTATGGTAGTAGCCTTTTACAAATGGAAGGATCAGCAGGAAAAATATATACAGCAGAAGCTTCTACCAACCATACTCATACTGTAAGTATTCCAAATCATTCGCATAATTTTACAATCAATGTACCGGCACACACGCATAATGTTTCTATACCAAGTCATGCTCATAACGTTAATATCCCCAATCACACACATAGTGTTAATATTCCAAATCATACACATACAGTAAAAATTCCATCGCATAAACACAATGTGGTGCTTCCAGAGCATACTCATCCGCTTGAATGGGGGATTTTCCAAGCAAATGACTCGGCATCAAGTGTAGATATCATTGTGGACGGTAAGACGATTCCGCACCATGAAACAAGTCAGAATAGACTTAACTTAGTCGATTATCTGAAAAAAACAAGTAGTGGAAAAATTCAACGCGGAAGTCACAAGATACAAATTAAACCTAATAAATTAGCACGTATTGAAGCACAAGTTACATGTCGTGTCTTTATTCAATCACAATTAGGAGGTCAATTTTAATGGTAATTAAAGTAAAGAAAATTAACGGTGAAGAATTTACCGCAGAAGTGAATCAAAATATTTCTGATATTTATAAAGAACTAACTAATAATCTAGATAGTTCTTTTATTCTATTAGGTGAAAGAATTGAACAAAAGGTGGCAATTGAATCAATTTTCGAAGAAGTAGGTGATTAAAATGGCTGTTGAACATATCCAAGAAACAGATACCCTTAATAAAGGTCGCATTAAGATTAACGAAGCCATTGATTTAGCAAATAACTCATCCTCCAAAGTAGATCAATTTGAAATTGATCTAACGCAAGGAATTAAAGATGCTAAAAAAATAGCAACAGATGCTGGTAATGAAGCAAAATCAATTGCGGGGACAGCTGGAGCAGAAGCTAAGCAAACTGCTTCTACGGCTGCAAATGATGCTAAGAAAATAGCGACAGATGCTGGTAATGAAGCAAAATCAATTGCTGAAGCGGCAGGAACCGAAGCAAATAAAAAAGCAGATCAAGCGATTGCTGACTCAAAAACAGCAGTAGAAAATTCTAATCAAGCAATTGGGAGAGCAAACCAAAATAAACAAGAATTTGATTCTCTCAGAAATGAGTTTGATGATTTAGTTGCACAAGCTGGAGATAGTAATCCGGAAATTGTTCAAGCACGTACTGATACGCAAGGCATTAGACAAAGTACTTTACAAAATCGTTTGACCGCAGATTTTAATACACGGTTAACAAATGCAGATGCAATTCAATTATTTAGCGGACCAGTAAATGTCCCAAAAATGATGGATTTAGCTGGAAAATTAGCAGGTAATATTGAAGTAAATCCACATTCTGTTTATACGGATTATACAGCTACAAGTTTAAAAAAACCGACGGCAAATTGGGCTGAAATCACTCAAGAAAACTATAACAAGTTAGTAGGACGTGATGACCAAGGTGTTTCAGTCGGTTCGAGCCAAGGGAGTGTAATTCCTCAACAATTGAGTAAGTTCGATACGGTAAAAGCTATTGAACAACTAGCTCCCCGGATTTTTGAAGGAATGAGTGTCTCTGAAAAAGTAAAATTTATTAAAGATAATTTTATTTCTTTTTCAGTTACGACACGAGCAAAAGCTAGTTCCCCAAACAATAAAAATTTGAAAGTTGGGGTATTTATTGAATCAACTGACTCATACACTACAAAAATTCAGGGGGATGCTGCAAATTTTACAGACTTTACTACTGAGGTCAATGATAGTAATTTTATTGATTCTAATGGTTTTATTCATGTACTTTCTTACTCAGATAGTTCGAATGGAGTGACCGCCTCTAATATCAATACAGATTATATTGGAGTGCAGTTAATGGTATCATTGAATCCATTAACTGTTTTAAACAAATCAGGGTTTGCTAATGAGGATGATTTAGCATTGAAAGCTAATGAGACTGATTTAGCAGCTCATACGAATAATAAAGCGAATCCTCATAATGTCACTGCTGAACAAGTTGGTGCATACTCTGTTGAAGTAGCAGACGGAACTTTTGTAAATAAAACAACTGCAGAAGAAACTTATGCTAAAAAAACAGAACTGACCAAAGAAATAATAGGTCTTGGAAATGTTGATAATTTTAGCACTGCGACTCAAACAGAAGCAGAAACGGGTGAAGTATCAAATAAATTTATGACGCCGCAAAGAACATCTCAAATGATTACAAAACGGATTGCTACAGATGCAGAAGTAATAGCTGGAACAGATTTAAACAAGTTAGTTACACCAAAATCATTGGATGTTTATTACCAAGACAGAACGAAAGTTGCGGTGGCTAGCTATGGTACTGAAGACGTTATTTTGACAGCCAAAGAGGAGCTTAGTGAAGCAAGTTGGAGATACAGGCGCATCGGAGATATCGTAGAATTTTATGGTAGATTTAAATTAAAAAGAGCTACAGACATTGTTAATGTTCACGAACTTCCTATAGGATTTAGATTAAGTACTGATTTTGATGATACTTCTTGGAATGTACCTTTAAGTATACAAAAAGCAGCTAATCCAACATCGTATGTAGCAGGTGCGTTTGTTGAACGGCAAGGAACAAATTTACTAAGAGTGGGTGGAAATTCATCGGGGAACCATTATGTGTCGGGGCGGTGGTATACTGATGACCCTTTCCCGACTGGCTGATGGTTGAAAATTTACGACTGTCAGCCCATAGAGGTGCACATAATTTTGCTCCTGAAAATACTATAGAGGCATATAAAATAGCAATTGATTTAAAATATGGAGCAATTGAGTTAGATCCACGAGCGAGTTCTGACGGCGAATTATTTATTATGCATGATGATACTGTCGATAGAACGACAAATGGAAATGGATATATTGCTAATATGAATTCGGAACAAATTCGTCAATTGGAAATTGACACTTCAAATTATCCAGAATATAAAAACAAGATATTAAGGGTGCCTACATTTGAAGAGTCTGTAAAAATAATTTCCACAGGAAATGTAATACTGAATGTGGATGGATCAAAGATAGACTTTTCAAATACAGTAATTACTAAGAAAATGATTAATATTCTAAAAAAATATGAAATGTATCAAAATACATTTTTTGTTATTTCGAATACATCCCAAAGATATGCGTTTAATCAGAGTTATCCAGACGCTGCTTTATCTTGGTTATTAACGGATTCTAGCAGAATTGATAATGCTATAACAGAAGTAAAAAGTTACCATAAAGCACTACTCTCTATTCCTTTAAATATAGTTACAGATGATATTTTAGAAAAACTGAGAAATACAAATATTTATTATCAAATATACAATGTGAACACTAAAACAGATTTAGATCACATTCTTATAAAGAAAACACCTATGATAGAAACCGATATATTATTACCCTAGTCTTTTTTGTGTCTTTTTAATTTGATATACTTATTTTTGAGGTGATTCCGAAAGTGAGAAAAATATCAAAGATATTAATTATGTTTTCCATTGTTTTAACTGGATGTGTTTACTCATCCAGTAGCTTATTGAACCATAAAGAAACTTACCTAGTAGCCCATAGAGGTGCACATATAGTTGCTCCTGAGAATACAGTTGAAGCTATGAGAGAAGCAAAGTCACTTGGCTATAATGCAGTAGAAGTTGATGTAAGAACTAGTAAAGATGGAGTGAATTTCTTGATGCACGATGACACTCTTGATAGGACAACAAACGGAGAAGGACAACCAGAAAGGTTTACAATCAAACAGCTTAAAGAATTGTCGATAGATACTTCAAATTATCCAAAATATAAAGATAAAAAAGTTAATATACCAACTTTTGACGAAGCAATTAAAGAAATAAGTAAAGACAAATTAATTGTTAATGTGGATGGATCAAAGGGAGATTGGAATGACGATAAATTTGTTGGATCAATTGTAAATACATTAAAAAAATACAATGTATATGATCGTTCTTTTTTTGTCCTTACAAATAAAAAAATTAGAGATAAGGTAGTAAAGAATCATCCTGATTGTACGGTTTCATGGTTATATGATTCAAAAAATAACATTGATGATGATATACAACAAGTTAAACAATACAATAAAGCTTTGCTGTCAGTATCAAATGACTTAGCAACAAACCAAGTAATTGAAAAATTAAATAAATCTGGAATTATGTACCAGATTTATGGTGTTAATGATGCTGAAAGGTTTAAAAAGTTAAAATCATTAGAGGTACCTATAGTAGAGACAGATACAATCAATCCGAATAAAATACAGAATAATTAGTATAGAAGTGCACTCCAAAGAGTGCGCTTTTTTTGTTGGAAAGTTGGTGAACCATGAGTATTGATGCGATTATTTCTGCTTTAAGTATTGCAGGAACGTTAGTTGGTACGTTTGCAGGCATTGTTTTTTCAAATAAACTGACCATTTATCGAATTGAGCAACTGGAGAAAAAAGTTGAGAAGCATAACCATATTGTTGAACGTACTTTTCTATTAGAAGGACGGATGAATGAAGCAGAACACGATATTCAGGAAATGAAAGGAGGCGAGAAGTAATGATTTTACCCGATAAATATTATCAAATTATTAAATGGACAGTACTTACGGTATTGCCTGCTTTATCTGTATTAGTAGCCACATTAGGCAAAGCATATGGATGGAATGAAACTGATATGACAGTATTAACTATCAATGCTATAGCAACATTTTTAGGAGTAATTACAGGGGTATCAGCTTACAACTTAAAAGATAAGGAGTAAACGAATGAAAAAGAAAATTTTAGTAGGAGCTCTCGTAGCTCTTTTTTTGTTGCCTATAAATGTTTTTGCCGCCAAAGGCGATCAGGGTGTGGATTGGGCGATTTATCAAGGAGATCAAGGGCGTTTTGGTTATGCTCATGATAAATTTGCTATTGCTCAAATTGGCGGGTATAACGCTAATGGCATTTACGAGCAGTCCACGTACAAAAAACAAGTAGCAAGTGCTATTGCACAAGGAAAACGAGCGCATACCTATATCTGGTATGACACCTATGGAAACATGGATATTGCTAAACAGACAATGGATTATTTCTTGCCTAAGATTCAAACACCGAAAGGTTCGATTGTAGCTTTAGATTTTGAACACGGCGCTAGTTCTGATAGAAATACAAATACAGAAACAATTTTGTACGGTATGCGACGTATTAGACAAGCTGGGTATACACCAATGTATTATAGCTATAAACCTTTCACATTAAAATATGTTGATTATAAGAGAATTATTAAAGAATTTCCTAACTCTTTATGGATTGCCGGGTATCCTAGCTATAATGTAACTTCAGAACCATTGTATAACTATTTTCCAAGTATGGATGGGGTTGCTATTTGGCAGTTTACATCTACTTATATTGCAGGGGGATTGGATGGAAATGTCGATTTAACAGGGATCACTGATAATGGCTATACTAACTCAGATAAGCCACAAACAGAAACGCCAGCAATCAATGCAGGAGAAGAAACAAGTGAAACGCCAAAATCAGAGATCAAAGTTGGTGATACGGTTAAGGTGAGTTTCTCAGCTAATCAATGGACGACTGGCGAAACTATCCCACAATGGGTAAAAGGTGAAAGTTACAAAGTACAACAAGTAAACGGTAATAAAATTTTACTTGCGAAAATTTTATCCTGGATTGATAAATCAAATGTAGAAATCTTGCCAGATTCTACAACTGTTCCAGATAAACCATCAGCTGTTCAAACTCATGTTGTTCAACATGGCGAAACTTTATTTTCAATCGCTACAAAATATAGAACGACATATCAAGCTTTAGCATCACTAAATGGATTAAGTAATCCAAACATGATCTATGCTGGTCAAGTGTTAAAAGTAAGTGGTGTAGCAAGTGCAACTAGAACATATACAGTTCAATATGGAGATAATCTTTCTTTGATCGCGACTAAATTAGGAACAACCTATCAATCACTAGCACAACAAAATGAATTATCAAATCCTAATTTGATTTATCCAGGTCAAGTATTAAGTTATTAAAATAGCTCCTCGTTGAGGGGCAGTACATAAAATATATAGCTCATTCAATTAAGATATGTGATAATTGTATTATATAATATGTTTAGAAAGGGAGTTGAAA